TGATGTAAAAGATTTATCCTTATATGCCGCAAAGCTTGACGAATATGAAACCGATCGAGAGGAATGCTTTAAAAAACTTGAGGAAATAAAAGATGCCATTCACTCGTTAACAGACCAGACGGATATTTTAATCTTAGAAATGAAATATATAGATGGATTACAAGACAAAGAAATATCAGAAAGAATTGGATTGTGTCGCGATAGAATATCCAGGAGAAGGTTGACGGCAATAGAAAATATTATTATTAGAAACATGAATACTTAAAGAATATGGAGGATTTATACATGCATCAAGATGATTACTTTGAAGAACTAAATGAATTTGAATATCAAATAGAAGAATTTAAAACCTCACTTCTTATTGCGGTAAAAAAAGAGCATCAAGACGAAATTGTGCGTCTATATAATGAGAATGCAAGACTATCCGCTATTGAAAGTGAAATGAAGAAAAAAATGGATCTGCTTGATCGCGAATTAATAAATATTGAGCGCAAAAAAAAGAATTTAAAATCAGAAGTTGAAAGCGAATTTTGGGCACTTACTATTAATGATGTAATAGACAGGATTGTTGATGAATGCATTGTTTGGTATGCAGAAAGTGTAGGACATCAACAAGATAAATGCGGATTATGCAACAATGAGCGCAAACTAATAGCTTTATTTCCAGATTTTAGTGAAGTATCTAAAAAATGTGAATGCTCAAATCGTCTATATTCGTATGAACCGGAAATATCACAGGTGAAAAAAATAAAAATCGCAAAAAAGGACTCGTATTATCGTAGTGACAGAAATTTCTTCTTGACAAAAACCTTTATACCAAGTGATAGTAGCAATGATTATTCGCATGGTGAGTTATCGATTGGCCATGTAGTAACTATATTTTGTGAAGAAACAAAGATATTACATAATGACAAGAAGTATGGTGAGAAAATAGCTTTTACTTCAAAAGAAGAATGCCAAAAATATTGTGATTGGCTGAATGAAGGAGAAAAAGAATGAGTATATCAGTATTATTAGTAGAAACTCCGGATTGTTGCGAATTGTGCAGATTTATCAACTATGAACCAGTGAGCAGATGTAGTGTACTACCTCATAGGATGTCAAAAATCAATGATAGACTTAACAAGCTTGATAATTGCCCTTTGCACGCGCTGCCGGAAGCGATCATACCATGTAACAAAGAACAAGAAGCTTTTGCCAGGGGTTGGAATGCGTGTATTTTAAAAATAATTAACTGAAAACAGGAAAGGAATCAAAGGCCATGACAAATAATGAATCAACACACTTGTCACTATTTACAGGTATTGGAGGACTGGATATTGCAGCAGAGTGGACCGGATTCAGAACAGTTGGTCAGTGTGAATTTGCAGACTATCCAACTAGAATATTAGAAAAACATTGGCCAGACGTTCCAAGATGGAGGGACATACATGGATTATCAGCAGATGAGTTTATTCGACGAACAGGAATCAGACAAGGAGAACTTACATGCATTTCAGGGGGCTTCCCCTGCCAGCCTCACAGCGTTGCAGGAAGTCGTAAAGCGTCTTGTGATGAACGTGATCTATGGCCGGAGTACCGGCGAATCGTTAGCGAAATTAGACCAAAATGGGTTGTGGTTGAAAATGTACGGGGATTACTTTCAAGCGAATCTGGAGGGTTTTTTCGAGGAATACTCAGAGATTTTTCCGACCTGGGGTATGATGTTGGATGGTGTTGTTACAGAGCTGCCGATGTCGGAGCAATTCACGCCAGAGAGCGTATTGCAATTATTGCCCACGTCGTTAGCGAGCGATGCAACGGTCGGAGCAGTAATTGGGAAGAACGACACTTTCAAAATGACAAAGAGTGGGAAAATGAGAAAATTCAATCAACAAGGAACGAATGGAAGCCTGGGATTGACAAGAACCTTGAAACTCTTACCAACTCCAACGGCAAATCTGGAGAAAGGATATTCTCCCGGAAGTGCGAAGAAGAAACAGAACGGAATAAAACACCGGGATTCTGGAGCCATGATAGGAAGTGGATTAAACAACGAGAAGGAATTATTACAGTACTACCAATGGGAGGGACAAAACTTATTAAACCCCTTATTTGTAGAAGCGATGATGGGTTTTCCGGAGCGATGGACAGAAATAAGTGTCTAGGTAACGCCGTAGTACCTCAACAGTTCTACCCAGTATTTAGGGCTATTGCAGACATAGAAATGAGTTATTTATAAATCAACCGTCCCCGGCGACATCCGGGGAGAAAGCAGACAAATATGGATGAAATAATTGATACTATTCGGGCAAAGGCAGAGTTTGCAAAAGTTGTGTTAGATTGTGCAGAAGTTAGGTACGGTACACGTGATGAAAAAACAAGGATGTGCCGACAAAGGTATCTGACGCTTTTAGAAGTATTAGACTCTGTACTTGATTGTCAGTCAAAAAATGCCATGAAAGAAGAACTGATTGACATAGGTGAAATGCTATATGCGTGGTGTAAAAAATATAGCAAGGAATCCGTATCATTACGTATTTCAGACGGTTTTATCTTAGGGAAGCTTAATCCAAGCGATAAAGATTATGAAGATACACAACTGTTTATAAACAAAGAAGAATCTTATTTTGTGAAAGAAGAATCATGATAATAACAAGAAAAAACTGGTTACAACGGTTGTTATGCAAACATAATTATCGATGGTTCCAAAAGCCTTCAAATTCTCAACTTGTTGTAATTTCTGGTGAGTCAAATATAAGAGTATGTACTAAATGCGGTAAGCAAAACGGAGAAAGATTTTTGAAATATGAAGGAATGGGATATAAGTAAAATAATAATATAAGGAGGAATTGATATGAAAATAGAAAACGCACAAGCAGTATCTATTGTGTATGAAAAGATTTCAAGGTATGAACAGGCAATGGAATCCATGAAGTCGGGTTATGATGATGAGTGGGAACTTAAGAACAAATATACGGGAACTGTAATTAAATTAAGTGTGGATGATTGGGAAGAAATCAACACAATGTTTTTTAGAGAATTGGAAACAGCAAAAGAATTGCTGGAATCTTTCTAATTTATCCAGACCAAAAAAAATCAAATTTAGCAAATCAAAGAAAGGAGCCGGAACCCTTCCGGAAAAATGGCGCGCCGGGTTCCTTTCAAAAATATGATAACAGACATTTCTAATACTAGTAATAAATACGACATAATTTACACAGACCCTGCTTGGGCACAGACAAAAGGAAATGCGAGGAAATGCAGACCGAAGCAGGGAAAAGAACTGGATTATAGGACTTGTAGTCTTAATGAAATCAGTGAAATACATAGGCAAGTAAGTGTATTATGTAACCAAAAACACAATATTTTTATGTGGACGATAGATAAATATTTACATCAGTCAGAGCAAATGATGAAAGAACTAGGATATGAATTACACGCAAGAATGATTTGGGATAAGGAAAACGGCATTGCCCCGGCATTTACGGTGCGCTTTTCGCATGAATATTTATTATGGTTTTATCGAAAAGGAAATATTTTAATGCCTTGTGATGAACAAAAGGGGAAGTATACTACAGTCTTAAGAGAACCATCAACAAAGCATAGTAAAAAGCCTGTATGTGCCTATGAAATGTTGGAGGATATGTTTCCCAATGCGAAAAGGCTTGAAATATTTGCAAGAAATGAACGCATAGGGTGGGATTGTTGGGGGAATGAAGTTTAGTAAATTAAAATTTAGGAGGAAAGAAAGATATATGGAAAACAAAGAATTATTTGTTGATGGAAAGCCTAATTTGATGCACTGTCCCTTTTGTGGAAAACCTGTAGAAATCCACGGTGGTCCCGAAGAATGGAGCCCAACCTTCTTTGGTCCGGATAGTGGTGGTGACCCACATTATGTAGATTGTAATTGCGGATTACACTTTTCTATCGGTTGTTGCGAAATTGAAGAAATTATAAAGGCATGGAACTATAGGCATGAGCTGGCAAGATTAATCAAACTTTTGGAACAAGCAGCAGAAGAAATTGAAAATCTGCATGGTAGTGAAACAGACCTGTCAGAAAAAATAAGGCAACTGATTTGAATTTTAATGGTTGGATGTCGGGAAAGGTGGATTATGAAGAAAATAAAGTTTTATTGCGGAACGGGCTTTGTAGGTGCAACACATGAGGAAATCGAAGAATTTGAAGATGATGCAACGAAAGAAGTGATTGATGAATGTTTCCATGATTGGTGCTGGGAGAATCTTGATGCATATTGGGAAGAGGTGGAATAACACTTACAATTAAAAGTTAGGAGGAATTAAATAATATGAATTTAACAGCAAATGAATTACTAGTGTTTTTGCAGAATCTAAAAATGGCCGGGGAAGATTTAGATTATCTTACGGTTTACCGTTTTGATAGTGAAATGCTAATACCTGCTGAAATGGCTGAATGCGATGGTAAAACAGTAGATATATACTGATTCTTAATTAAAATTGGAGGACCAAAATGACAGAGAGTACACTTAATAAGGCGATATTTATAAAAAAAGAAATAGAAAAGGCTCAGAAAAGAAAAAATGAGCTTGAAGAACAAGACAAATTGTGTTGGGGAAATACTGGTGATGTGAGGGGAAGACGATTCATGTTAACTATTCTTGATGGCGGAGAAACATATGATATTTTAGTAAATCCTGAATCAATGAGGTTTGCAATTCGACAGGAATTAGAGCGTGTAAATCAGAAACTTGACAATTATTTGAAGGATTTCAGTGAATTAAATTAAAAAATATGGAGGGAAATATGGTAAACAGTACAGTATATGAAAATGTTACATACAAACAAATATCAGATATGAAACATGCGATCGGATTTGACAAAGGAAAAATACGAGGAATAAAGCATAGGACATATGAGCCTTACAGAAATTATTATGATGCTGGAAACGATAATCCGGAGCACTTGGAAAAACTTGTTGAAATAGGCTTTATGTCTTTTAAACGCAATGAATATTCCTTTGGACAGCACATTCATAATATTTACTGGGTTACAGATGACGGACGTTTGTTTTTGAAACTGGTAACAGGAGTGGAAATACTCCCTGAAATGGATTGATGTACAATCAATCAAAGAAAGAAGGTATATATGAGAAAAGACTGCAACAAATGTATATATTCTGAATCGGAAAGTTTTCGTATACACCCATTTTCAGTATGGTGCCGGAAATATTGGACAAGGACAAGAGCCAATAAGGATAGGGCACATTGTCACGGATATGCAAGGAAAATATGGAAATAAAAATTTTTGCTTAAAATTGAAAGGATGAGTTCATATGGTAATTATTGATAAATTTATCGAAAGTATTCGTAATATTGATCCAGAAGTAAAAACAATATGTACACAGGGAGCCTGTTACAAGTTTGCAAAATTTGTGAATCTCTATTACCCTCTCAGTGAATTTTATATTTCACTAGATAAGCAACATATTATTATCAGATACAAAGACAATTACTATGATATTAACGGTAAATGTTTAGGAGATGGTTATATACCAATGACAGAAGAAGATAGAGATGAGTGTGAGACTTGGAGTTTTAGCAAGAAATACTTTGTTGGAAAAGAATGTGCTTACTGTGGTGAGATAATTACATAATGCTAATTAATCAATGGAGGAGATTTAGAAATGAAAGATAATTCATTTATACAGTTAATCAAGGATAATCCAGAACTACCAATACTGCCAATGGTATCATACGAGATTGCAGCAGAGGACTGTCCTACATATTGGGGTGGAAGCTGGGGAGAATCCAGTATTGAAAAATATCTTATAGTCGGAGAAAGAATAACATACAAGGGCAATGACGATCCGGAACAACTCATGGAGGAAATGTTATCTACAGAAGAATTTGAGAAAATGACAGATGAAGAAATTTATCAGGCCTATGAAAAATTACCTTGGATAAAAGCTATTATTGTTTATATCGAATTACCAGAGATAAGAAAATAGCGGCAGCATAAAATAATGACAGGAGAGATTAATATGATTTATAAAACAATGGCAATGGAAGATTTGAAATTGCATGGGAAAAGAATTATAAGTGTACAGAATCTAAGAGATGAAATAGAGGCATTAGAATGCGAAAAGATTTCGGCAAAGGGAATTAGTGACAGCACACCGGTAATGGGGGGAGACATAAATAAGCAAGATTCAAAATTAGTTGATATTATTAGTTTACAAAAAAGACTTGGAATGCAATTGGCTGCTGTTGAAAGACATGTTAACCGGGTTGAAAGGGCATTGGGAGCATTAACGAGAGATGAAAGAAAGGTAATCGAACGATTCTACCTTGACCCTCAAAATTATTCAATGAAACGGCTTCAGGAAGAACTAATGTATGAAAAATCAAAGATATACGAAATAAAAGACGATGCGCTTTATAACTTCACAATTGCACTCTATGGAATAACAGATTTATAAGCGTGGAAAAAGTGCGGAACAAAAACCCTAAATTCCGTGGTATAGTGATATTGGTTAATGTGATTCATATGAATGATTTCAATCCTTCCCCTTCAAGAGAGGACGGCGCCGGCACAGGGTATATCCCCCGGCGCTGTCTTTTTGATTAAAATTATTCAAAACAATATGATTGGTTTAAATAATTATATTAGATAATGAGGTGGTGATAATTGGCAAGAGCACCAGATGAAAGAATAACAATTGCAAAGGAAATGTATGAGAGCGGAACCGCGCTAATTGAAATTGCCAATCATTTAAACATTCCAGAGGGAACTATCAGGTCATGGAAGAACAGGGGGAAATGGCAACGCAACGAGAACTGCAACGCAACGGATAATAAGAAACGCAACGTTGCAAAAAAGAAAAGCGTTTCAAATAGGAAAAGAGAAGTCGTTGCAACGGAAGTTGAACAGGTGATTGATAATCCTGATTTGACTGACAAGCAAAGACTTTTTTGTATTCTATATGTCAAATATAGAAACAAGACTAAGGCTTATCAAAAAGCCTATGGTGCATCATGGGAAACAGCCAATGCTCACGCCTATGAGTTGTGGGATAACGTGGGAATTAGAAAAGAAATTGATAGACTTCTATCTGAATACAGAGCAGAAATCGGATTGGATATTAAGGACTTATTTCAATGGTATCTTGATATTGCCAGAGCAGATATTAATGATTATGTTGCTTTCGGGCAAAGAGAAATCAAATATACGGATAAAAAAGGCAATGAGCAAGCAAAAACTGTGAACTTTGTTGATTTGAATAATAGCGATAATCTGGATGGGACAATCATATCAGAGGTATCTCAGGGGAAAGATGGTATCAAAATTAAGTTTGCAGATAAAATGAAAGCCATGCAGTGGCTTGGTGAACATATAGATTTGGCTGATGAAAAACAACGGGCAGAAATTGCCATATTGAAAGCCAAAGCAAATGATGAAGAGGATTCAAAAGAGATCAAAAATGTTGAAAATGTATTAATTTCAATTAAAAAAACAGCTAAATCATTAAATAAAAAGGATGATTCATGAATATTGAATTAAGTCCAAAGCAATGTGAATTCATAAATAATGCAACGCACAGGTTCAACGGAAAAATTGGAGCTACTCAATGTGGAAAAACTTTTATTGATATTTCCTTTGTAATTCCTGATAGAATACTGGAGCGAAGGGGAAAAGCCGGACTGAATCTGATTTTGGGTGTTACAAAAGAGACAATAGAAAGAAATGTCCTTGAACCAATGCGTGATTTCTGGGGAGAAAACCTGATTGGGACAATCAATAATCGGAATATTGCTATATTGTTCGGAGAAAAAATATATTGCTTGGGCGCTGAAAAAGTAAGTCAGGTATCAAAACTAAGAGGTGCAAAATTCAAATATGTTTACATAGACGAACTTGTTGATTGCAACGAAGAAGTTTTTGCGTTGCTTAAATCAAGACTTTCTTTATCGTATTCAGTATGTGATTTTACAGGAAACCCGAAACATCCCAAACATTATGTAAAAAAATTCATTGATAGTGACGCAGATGTTTATTGTCAAACATGGGAAATAGACGATAATCCTTTTTTAGACCCTAAGGTAGTTGAAGAATTAAAAAAAGAATATGCAGGAACGGTTTATTATTATCGTTATATAAAAGGCATATGGATGGCAGCTGAAGGATTAATTTACCGAATATTTTCCGATAATCCAAAGCGATATTTTATAGAAAAAGATAAGCTTCCATTATTTATAGAAATCAATGCGGCGTTTGACCCAGGCGGAACAAAAAGCAAACATGCATTTGTTGCAAGTGGAATAACTCCAAATTACAGACAATTGATTGCCCTGAGAAGCGAAAGACACGAAGCAGAAGGAACGGTCCCTAGCCATTTGGATAAATTAGCTTGTAATTTTGTTGAAAGAGTTATAAAAGATTATGGAAGGTTGGATTATTTATATTACGACAACGAAGCAAGTGTACTTGGTAGAGGAATTAAGGAAGCTGTAGAAAGAAAATTTCCGCAAGTAAGCGTTAGGCCTTGCTATAAGGGCGAGATTAATGACAGAATTGATTTAGAAATAAGGCTTCTTGGATTGGACAGATTCAAATATACAGAAGATTGCGAAACATTAAAAGAAGCTCTGGAAGAGGCTCTGTGGGATGATAAGAATGATGATGTGAGGCTAGATGATGGAACAACACCGATTGATGATTTGGACGCATTTGAATACACATTTACCAAGCAGATCAATAGGTTTATTCAATAGGAAAGGCTTTGTGTAATATGCCATAACGGTATCTCGATAACGCGGATTAAGACTTTTGAAATTTGCGGTTTATTAGTAATAATTACCAAAAACACATGATATGGGGCACTTACCTATGCGCAAAAGAGATGTTTCGCGTAGAGTTGACAAAATTATCTTATTTGACACTTTCTAACACACGCAAGATATCTGTCTTGCCAACAAGGAGCAAAATAAACAATGCCAGTGAATAACCTTTCCAGTATTAACCACAGGGGCAAAACAAATCCTTGATAAATACATCTTGGGATACTGGAATAACTGCAAGGTATTAATAGAGGGATTAGCATAGTTTGAATCCCTGCTCTTTGTTGATAAATAGAGAAGAAATAGAAGAGAGGGAATTATGTTATGGGATTTATACCTACCATTAATTGGGTGGCGGCAAATGTTGTTAATATGAATAATACAAGACAAAGGCGCGAAGAAGAACGCAAACGGCAAGAGTATCAAGAACAGAAAAAAAGGGAAAACCAAGAAACTGATAATTAGCCAAAAGGCTTTTTATATAGCATGAAGCAGATTGCAAGCTGCTAGGGCGGAACTCCTCTCCTGCCCTTTTTTCATGCTTTAAAATAGAGGAGAAATAAAAAAAAGAGGAGATAAAAGTATGAATGAATTAAAAGTTGTAGAATACAAAAGCGAAAGGATTATAACAACCGAATTACTTGCAGAAGCATATGAGACCGATGTGAAAAATATACAAATGAATTTCAGTCGAAATAAAGAAAATTTCGTGAGTGGAAAACATTATTATTTGCTTGAAGGTGATGAATTAAAGGATTTTAAGAACCAGGTAACTAATAGTGGGTTGGTTCCAAAAAACGCTTCCCATCTTTATCTATGGACAGAGCGTGGCGCAAATAGACATTGCAAAATTCTTGATACAGATAAATCTTGGGAACAGTTTGATAATCTGGAAGAAACATATTTTAAAGCAAAGGAAATGCAAATCCAAAAGACAGATGATGAGATTATTCTTATTGGATATGGTAAAGCTCTTGAAAAAATTAAATCCCTACAACTGGATGTCAAGATAAAAGATCAGCTCATAGGCGAAATGAAACCCAAGGCTGATTATACTGACAAAATACTCAAAAGTAAAAGCACCATGAATATTAATGCAATCGCCAAAGACTATGGTATGAGCGCCAGAGGCATGAACAAAATACTTCATGAGCTGGGCGTGCAGTATTATCAAGATGGACAATGGCTGTTATACGCAAAACATCAAGGGAAAGGTTATACCCATAGCCAAACTATTGATTTTGAACGTAAAGATGGCACACCGGATACAAGACTCCACACCCAATGGACACAAAAAGGCCGTCTCTTCATATATGAGTTGCTCAAAACTCAAAAAGGAATCTTGCCACTCATAGAACAATAACAACCAAGGCGCATAAAGCGTCTATTTTAATACTCTGAAAGGTGAATTAATGAATGAACATGATGTAATCAAATTCATGGGTAGATTCCCAGATGCAATAAATCCTGCGCCGTGGATGGCGAAGAAATGGAAATGCAGCTTATGCGGAGACATTGTTAAGAATGAACATGAAATAGAAAATCCTGCGCCATGTAAAATATGTGGTTCGATAGGATTTGAGCCGTTAGAGAGGAAGCAGAAGGGTGAGGAATATAAATGAAATGGATTAGTTTTAAGGAAAAACATCCAAAAGATTTTGAAAAAATATTATATTACAATGAAATGCACAAACATGTTATTGCTCAATATGATGGTGGCTGGATTGATAATGATAATGGATGTCGGAGAGTAGATGATTCTGATTATTGGATGCCTCTTCCAAAGCCGCCAATAGAATAGTCGCACCCGTCCTACTGTAGGATTACGCTCGAAAAGGTGGGAAGAAATGGAGGTATAATTAAAATGTCCTATTTTTTACAAATTACTTTTGAAAAAATCCTCTGCATTATTTTTAAGATAATCACATTTCCATTTTGTGCGATTTATTATATTGTTTTAATTTTAAAAACGCGCGGCATCAAGAAGGTTGTCAAAAATATTTTAAAAGAATACCATGATTTTTTTGATGGCTACGTAAATCTTCATCCACAATTTATTTATTGCAAAGATGGGGAGAAGATATTAGATTATCGTCTAAGTGTCGGACTGCACGGAAAATATAATAGCTTCTCCTCAATTGATATTGATTCAGCAAGTGAGTTAATAGCAGAATTAAAAAGCTTTCTGTCTAAGCCAAAAGCCAAAATGCTTGATTTGACATTTGAATATGGCGGCGGCATGACTCAAAATGAACTTATTAATAAAAAACAAGCCAAAAAAATCATTGCATCATATGACACATTAAATTCGGAGTATGAAATATACGAAGAATCATAATAAAAGCTGAGAAACACAATAAAATGCTGATGCGAAAAGGTGATATAAAGGAAATGACATTTTCAAAACAACTTGAAGATATCGAAGGTCTCCACGGCATCGGATACGGCAACTTCAATATCAAATTGGAAACTGCCCTTGAAGATCATATCAAAATCCGGCATGTTATTGGGAAAATAGATGAAATGGCAGGCTTGGGGAATTATGGGGAGCCATGGCAGTTTATTTATATATTCAAGGAAATATGCGATTATCTCAGCGTGCGAAACATTGGATATGATATATCCTTTAAATGGACAAAAGAAAATTCGCTTATTTTCAATCTGAAATGCCTGCTTCTGATGATTGTCAATTGGGGAGTTTTAAAAACATATAGGCAGGGCAGGTTATGGCGTTAGCTTGTCTTAATTGATGCGGTGGTGGAATAGGTAGACATATAGTAGATTTGCTGCAACGCAAATAGCGAGGTGCTTAAGGGATGAGTAATTGATTTATTGCTCATGGAGCAGAGCAAACCTGCCTCTAATCGGT